GGTGGTCCCATTTGGCGTGCTCTCTGGTCCATGTGTCCTCGGCCACTCGCTTCGGCGCGATGACCAGGACGCGGTCCACCTCGAAAAGCTCATTGATCAGGACGTCGATGGCTGTCAGAGTGATGACGGTCTTGCTAACCGAGGCCCATCTCCAGGAACAGGCCGAAGCGCTTATTGTTGACGATCCTGTCTATCGCCTTCTGCTGATATTCGTGTGGGATGAACTTCATCGGGCACCACCTCCTTGTCGTTTTCTTTGTGCCATTTGGCGTGCTCGGCTTGGCTGCTGAACACGCGAAGGTTTTCGGGTCTGTTGTCTCTCTTGTCGCCGTTGATGTGGTGGACGACTTCACCAGGGAGCAGCGGACGGCCCAGGATCTGCTCGGCCACGATCCGGTGCGTGTGCCTGCCGTTGGTTTTCCGGTAGCTGTCGGTCTGGCCGGTGTTCAGACGGCTCAGTGCCAGCTTCTGCCGGACCTCTTTGGTCATCCGGGTCGGGTTGAGTTCTGCGTTCATCTTTGCCATGTGACACTGGCGACTGCAGAAGTGCTCCTGGGATCTGGCCCAGTGGCTCGGCGGCATACTTATGGGGGCGCCGCAGTGGTCGCAATTTCCATATACCGGCATTATCCGATCACCTCCCAGATCCAGGCTCGCGCCTCCTTCATGCCTGCGATCACTGCCACGTTGCAGCCCAGCTTCCGCAGCTGCTCTATCTGCCACTTCTGGATGGCCGTGGGCTTCTCACCCTCGCGCTTCAGCTCTACAAACCATACCCGGCCACCCGGTAGGACGGCGATCCGGTCGGGCACGCCGTCGTTCCCGGGGCTTGTGAACTTCATAAACTTGCCGCCCATTCTCTCGACCGACCTCCGAAGGCCGCTCTCTATGTCTCGTTCTCGTTTTTCCATCTTTGGATCCTCCGTAACAACTATTCACTCTCGCGCGTATATGTCTGTGCGGGCGCTCTCGGGCGCGGTTTTCGTTGTCTATATTCAAATAATTAAAATATTAGGGTTTTCTTTGTTACCTTGTTACCTTGCCGAAAATATCGAGGTTTTTGGTGGTAACAACAACTTGATAACAAGCGGTTGTTACCTTGTGAGCCTCCAACCGTGCACGGGTAACAACTTAATCGTTACCCGTGCTCCGGTGGTAACAACGCTGCGGGCCATAGCCTGGCACCTTTTCCAGCTTGCTGCCGCTTTTCCAGCCGCCGATCCTCAGCAGCATGGTCTTGATCCGGTCGCCATCCTGCCGCGTAAAACGGGCCCACGGAAGTCCCAGGCACTCGCAGTAGATCTCCTTGGTGCTGACTCGCGTGCGCTGCATCGTGCCCTCGATGGTAGGGCTCAGGACGTCACGCTGCTGGAAGTAGTCCACGCGCTGACTCAGATCCCAGTTGTACCAGTCCGCCGGCAGCAGGGTGTCCAGATACTCGGCCACCTCGCCCTCGCGCTCGTCGAACTCCAGGGCGTTCAGCTGCATCCTCGCTGCCTCGCGCTCCAGCTCGTAGTCCAGGTAGGTCGTCTCGCCCTCAGCCACGAAGATCATGGCCTCGGCCCAGATCTGGGCGCGGGTTTCCTCGGTCATCTCCCAGACGCTGAGGCGGCCCTTCTTCACGGGCACGGGCCAGAAGCGCCGGTTGCCGGTAGTATCTCTCAGGAAGCCGTCGGTGCTGTTAGTAGTGCCGCAGATGATGCAGGTCCTCGGGTGGCTCTGCACCACGCGGCCGTATGCTGCACGGTAGGCGTCGTCCTGACGGCTGAGGAAGCCCTTGACGATGTCGATGTCGGCCTTGCGGGTGCCCTGCATCTCGCCGATCTCCATGATCCACTTGCCCTGGAGCTTTTCGGCTGCGGTCTTGTCCCTGGTGTCGGCCAGGCTGAGGGAGTCGTCAAACCATTCGCCGCCCAGCTTCCGGAGCAGGGTGCTCTTGCCGATGCCCGGAGGGCCGTCGAGCACGAGCATGGTGTCGAACTTGCACCCGGGCTGCAGCACGCGCTGGACAGCTCCGACCAGAGTCTTGCGGGTCACGGCTCGGGTGTAGGCGGTGTCCTCGGCGCCCAGGTAGTCGATCAGCAGCGTGTCCACTCTGGCCACGCCGTCCCACTCCGGCAGCGCCTGGATGTATTCCCGCAGGGGATTGAAGTGCCGGTCGTCGGCCACCTTGGTCAGTGCCGTGACGACGGCCGAGTTGGTGAAGCGGGACTGGTAGACTCTGTTCATGTACGCCAGGAGCTGCGCGTCGTCGGCGTCTCTCCAGGTGCCGCCGTCATTTCGCCATGGCAGCGGCCCGGTCTTTTCGATGGCCTGCTTCAGATCGTTGTAGGCGATGTTCTGGAGGCCTTCATCATGCTGCACGATCAGCACGGCATTGACGAGGGTCGGGCAGACCTCCATCTTGGCGTTGCGCTCCAGCAGAAGGGCCCAGTCCTCCGGGGACTCCTCCAGCTGAGCGAACTCTTGGCGAGCGTTCGCCGCTTGTTCGCTCGCGGCTGTTCGTTTGCAGCCCTCGTCGTCTCTGGCCATGTCGGCCATGGCCTTGAAGCTCGGGAGGTCTTTGCCGCTCTTGCCTTCCTTGCCCTCGTCCAGATGTCCGAACTTGTGGATGCGGACCAGGTCGAAGGCGTTGGAGAGCTGGCCGCCGGCCGGGTCGGTGCTATGGTTGGAATAGGCGAAGACGTCGCCGTCATAGACCACGAGGCCGGCAGCAGTTGAGCCGGCTGCGTAGGTGTATCGGTCCTCTTTGGCCGTCTGGGTGTAGACGTCCGGTAGGAACTTGGCGATGGCCTCGGTGATGCTGTAGGTGCGGCAGAAAATACCGACGATGTGCTTTTTCTCACGAGGATCGCCCTGCCGGTCGGCGTCTCTTTTTCTGATGCCCACCATGCGGGACGACTCCGGCCAGTAGCTGGTGTCGGTCCAGTCCGGGTACTCGGCCAGGATGGAGTCGGCCGCCAGGAAGGGGGCGTCGTAGTATTGGAAGAAGGGCTCGACGTCCACGCTATGGCTCGGCCAGTACATCAGACGGGTCGGCTGGAAGGTGGAGTCGTCGAAGTAGTCGATGCCGATCTTCTCGGCGATCTTGCGGGCGATGGCCTCGTACTCGTCCGGCGTGACCTCTCTGTCGAGGGGCATGATCAGACGGTAGCGGGGCTTCGCCTTGGTGTGCTTATGTGTGGAGTAGACCGCCAGGGCGTTGTCGATCTCCAGGTTGTCGATGATGTTGTCCCAGAACTCGGCCGGAGGGAAGTCCAGGTCGAGGGTGAGCAGCTGGCGGGCCGTGACGTAGCCGGTCTTGCGGCGGCCATCCCTCAGATGACCGCCGACGAAGCCGCCGATGTCCTTGATCTTGTCCTGCTGCTCCTTGCTCATCTTCATGTACTCGGCGTGGGTCTCCGTGGTCTCCATGGAGCGGGAGAGCTTATTCAGGAGAGCCGCCCAGCTCATGGTCTTATTTTTCCAGGAGGTCTCGAAGCGGCTGCGGCCGGTCGAGATCAGGAGGTCGCCGTTGTGCTTGACCATGAACAGGGGCAGGGTGAGTTTTTCCGCTGTGTTGGTCATGGTCTCAGCACCTCCGCGTTCTGTCTTAATTTCTCAGCCGTGGCCTCAGCGGCCTCGAACTCGCGCTTTTTCTTCCGGAAGGCTGAGAGGGCTCCGGAGCGCTCGGCGGTCAGCTTCTTCAGCTGCTCCCGCTCCTCGTGCAGCCGTTCAGGGTAGCCCAGCTGTCGGGCCTTCTTCGGCTGCTCTTTGATGCAGGCCCGGAGGGTAGTGATCCGGCGCTTGGCCGTCTCGATCTGCGGCTCCAGGTCCGCCGCTTTTTGGTGGTGGTTTACTGCCTCGTTGGCGAGGCTCTTGCGGCCGTCCAGGATCTCCTGGGCGCGGCTCTCGCAGGCCCCGGCCAGCTGCATCCGGATGTCGTCCTGATGCTCAAAGTCCAGGGCGACCACCCGGAGGAGCTTCCGGATCCTGGCTGCACTTGTTGGGAAAAAGGCGTCCGGGTTGATGGTCATGTAGCCGGTCTCCCAGCATATAGTGATAGGCTCCATCGTTGTCCTCCTTGCTTTGTAGATAGTCTATAGCGGGGGCACGAGGCCCCCGGGATTTATGATAATTTGATCAGGAAAGCCGGGCGGACGCCGATGGAGTTCGAGGCGGCCCAGTAGCGGGCATAGCCGTCGAGGTGGACAATGCAGAAATTCGTCGCGGACCGGACGTACTTGTTCTGGAGCCATCCCCACTCGTAGCTCTCGCCCTTGCGTTCGGCGATGCGGTTGGCGCGTTCCTTCATCAGAGGCCACTGCTCGCAGTTGTCAGGCTCCACGGCGCCGGAGTTGTACCAGTCGTCGTGCCCGAACATCTCGCCATAGAAGGGCAGGCGGAGCAGGTCGCCGTTCTCGAAGGGCACCAGCTCCAGGGGCGCGAACTCGTCGAGGATCTTGCCGGTGTTCAGGTCCTTGCGGAGATCGCTGCCGTCGTAGCCGCCGGCGTTGGTGTTCTTTCTGTTCATCTGCATGGGCTTGTCGAGGTACTGATCCAGCAGGAACAGGGCCAGGCCCTCGCCGACCAGCTTCTGGCAGGTGGCGGTATAATGGCCGACCTCGATGCGGTCGCCGATCTGGATCTCGTTGGTGTCGATGGTCATGGTGCGGGTGATTTTCATTTGTGTGTCCTCCTTAGTCTTTCATGTAGAATGGTGTCTCGTAGCCGTCGCCCTTCAGAGGCAGACCAGGCGCCCAGGGGATAGGCTCAGCCATGCAGGCGTTGATCCTCTCCATGGCGCCGGTGTCCTCGATGGGACAGTCCACGATGATCTCGTCATGGACGTGCATGACGATGTTGTAGCCCAGAGCTGCGACCCTCTGCATAGAGATGGCCAGGCAGTCTCTGGCGGTGGCCTGGACGATGTTCTCGACCAGCTTGCCGCCGTAGGTCTCGGTCTCGCCCCACTGTTTCGTCTCCTGGTTGACGCCCATGTAGACAATGTGCTCGCGGCCGTCGCGGGGGTCGAGCTTCAGCCGGGTGTTCCAGTAGCAGAGCTTCCGGCCGCCCGGCAGCTTGATGAACAGGTTGCCGTTGATGTAGCCGAAGGCCAGGCCGTTCTTCAGCCGGACGGTGCGGTGCTCCTCGATGGCTGTCCGCGCTGCCAGCTCGCAGGTCCTCCAGAGCTTCACGGAGTTGGAGTTAGCCTGCCGCCACTGGTCCACGACGCTCTGGAGCTCGTCCTCCGGTATGCTGCCGCCCTTGTCCATGCGCTTCATGGCACCGACGCCGCCCTGGTAGCCGCAGGCCAGCACGGCGACCTTGCCCTTCTGGCGGAGGTGGCTGTTGGCTCCGTGCTTTTCCACGGGCACGTGGTACATCATGGAGGCGGTCTCGCAGTAGATGTCCTTGCCGTTGCGGAAGGCTTCCAGGACCCACTCCTCGCCGGCGAGCCATGCCAGGACTCGCGCCTCGATGGCGGAGAAGTCGGAGACGATGAAGCGGCAGCCCTCGGATGGGATGAAGGCCGTCCGGATCAGCTCGGAGAAGACGAAGGCCGTCTCGCCGAACAGGGTGCCCATGGTCTCGAAGTCTCCCTCGGCCGCCAGCTCGCGGGCCAGAGCCAGATCCGGCAGCGTGTTCTTGGCCAGGTTGTGCGTCTGCACCAGGCGGCCGGCCCAGCGCCCGGATCGGTTGGCGCCGTAGAACTGAAGGATGCCTCGCAGCCGGTGATCCTGGCAGTGTGCCACCAGCATCGTGCTGTACTTGGCCACGCTGGTCTTGCCCAGGGCGGTGCGGATCTCCAGCACTCTCCGGACGACGTCTGGGAGCTCCGGATCTCGCAGCGCCTCGGCGATGGTGTCCTTGGTGACGCTGGTCATCTCCACGCCCTGCTCTGCGAGCCAGCGCTTCAGCTGGGCCAGGCTGTTCGGGTTTTTCAGTCCGGTGAGCTCCTGGGCTTCCTCCTGGAGCTCCTGCCGGCGCCGGGTGTCATACTCGACGATCTTCTCGACCATGGGGATGTCGAGCGCCACGCCGTTGTCGTTCATGTGTTGGTCCAGAGCCCAGAGCTCCTGCTCTGACTCCGGTGTCTTGTAGATGGATAGCTTCCGTAGGATCTCCTGCTCGGTCACGACGTCCTGCCGGTTGTAGCCCTTGTAGAGCTGCCACTTGGCCGGGTCATGCTGCGGGAGGTTGCGCGTCCTCTGGCCGTTGGTCCGGGTCGGCTTGCACGGCTTCGAGAAGAACTGGATCAGGGCCTTGCCCTGGGGGTCCTTTAGCTTCTCGGGAGGAAGGCCCAGCGCCTCGCCGGCGCCTGCCAGATTGCCCGGCAGGCCCAGCGTCAGCGCCTTGACCATTGTGCAGCGCCACTCCTCTGGCGGCATGGGCTTCTGGAGCCACTTGGCCAGACAGGTGCGCTCGAAGTTCGCGTTGAAGGCGGTCTTGACGATCTGGGGATCGAGGAGGGCCTCGCAGAACTCGGCCATCATGTCAGGATCAGCATCGAAGCAGTCGATGGTCTTGACGTCGTCCTCGCCCCAGTCGTCGAAGATGTACGAGATGAGCAGGATGTCGAAGTCAGGCGCCTCCACGTAGGCGTAGACGCCCGCCTCGGTCAGATCCACGGAGCTATAGGTTTCTATATCCACGCCCATAACTCGGTGCATCTGTATGTCCTCCTTAGAAGTCCTCGTCGTCCTCGAAGTCGTCGCCGCCGAAGTCGGACTCGGCGGAAGCACGGGCAGCGCCCAGGCGGTCGTCGTCCTTCAGCTTCTGGATGTTATTCAGGCCGACGCCGATGCCCTTGTTGCCGTTGGTGTTGAAGGGGAAGAAGTTGATGGAGGCACGGCCCCAGCAGCCGGAGTAGACCTCGTCGGGATCCAGGATCTCGTTCAGATCCTTGTCCACGATGCCGGGCTTCTGGGTGCTGTTGCAGTTGAGGAAGTACATCCCCTCGTACTCAGGAGCCTCGTCGGCACGTTCGGCGTCGCCGTCGCGCAGGGGCAGCTTCAGGTTGGCAGGCTTCTTGCCGCCCCACTTGGAGCTGATGCCGTCCTGGACAGCTGCGTCGATGGCTGCCTTGATCTTCTTGATGGTGGCCTTGTCCTCTTTAGGGATCAGCAGGCACACGCTGTACTTGGCGTCCTGGCCAGCCTGGAAGGCGCGGCTCTTGAAGATGTTCACATAGCTGAAACGAACTTTTCCGGTGATAACTTTGGTAGTAGACATTTTATAATCCTCCTTAATTTAGAACGGCGCGACCTCGTCGTCGCCGGTGGTGAAGTCGGCCTTGGCCGCTTCGGTTGTGTTGATGGCTTCGCGTTTATCAGACTCCGGCACGAGGACCGGCTTGCCTGCGGGTTTGATCAGCAGGTCGCCCAGGGTGGCGGCCAGTTTCTTCTTGCCGACGAGCTTCTCCATCTCGGTGATGCCGTAGAGCTTGCGCTGGTAGAGCATCGCCTCGTCGAAGCCGGCGGCCTTCAGCTTGTCGGCCACCTGGATCTCGTCGGCGTACTTGCGGTTGCTGCGGCCTTCGACCAGCTTCCAGCCGTCGAAGTGCTCACCGGCCAGGGCCTGCTCCAGAGCGTACTCGCTGACCTCCTCGGCCCACTTCTTCAGGTGGTCGGCCTTGGCCAGCACTTCGCCGATCTCCTCGTTGGAGAGCAGCGGGGGCTTCTGGAACTCCATCCGGGCCAGCTCCAGGTTGAACTCTGCACGCTTGCGGCAACGGGCCTTCGCCGGGCAGAAGCGGCACCAGTCGCCCGCCACGAAGTAGTCGGAGCCCTCCATGGCCATGATGGCGCGGGGCGTGACTTCCTCCTCGCCCCAGAGCAGCAGCTCCTTCAGGATCACGACCTCGCTGTCCACATGGTCGAGGCGGGGCTGGACGACCGTGGTCTTCACGGTGTCGAAGTCGTAGAGATCGCCGAACAGGGCGACCGCGCCCAGACCATAGAGACGGAACTGCGGGTTGTTCTTGGCCTCGACCTTGACGCCTTTGCCGTACTTCAGGTCGATGACCTGGATCATATTGCCGCCGATGATGACGGCGTCGGAAGTGCCGAAGCCCTCCGGGATCCACTGGGTCAGATCGAGGCGCTGCTCGATCATCAGCTCGGCGCCTTCGCCGGCTGCGGCGAACTCCTCCAGGACGGTGTCCACATAGAAGTCGGTGGCCTCGTCCATCTCGCCGTTGTAGTAGTCGTCCTGCTGGATCTTGGCCAGGCGCTTCTTGTACTGGGCGTCGGTGATCTCATGCAGGACGTGGCGGAGCTTCAGCTCGGCCAGGTTGTGGGCGACTGTTCCCTCGTCGGCGTAGCTGCTGGAGCCGGGATCCGGGCACTGATCAGACAGAGCGACGGAGCCGGGGCAGTTGATCCAGCGATGCGCGGCCGACGCGGAGCAGCGGGCGTGTTTACTCGGCATTGGTTTCCTCCTTTGCTGCTTCCATGAGCTTCGGCAGGTCGGCCAGATCGACCTCGGTGAGCTTGCCCTTGCCGGTGAGCTCGTTGATCAGTTCGGCGGCGCGGTTGCGGCCGCATTTCTTATTGAGGGCGGCCAGCTGCTTGCGGACAGCGATGCGGAAGTCCTCCGTCACCTTTGCAGGCTGCTCAGGCTCCGGATCGGGCTCAGGAGCGGCCTCAGCTTCCGCCTGGGCGGCCTTCTGGGTCTTCTTGGTGTTGTTCTTAGGCTTAGGAGCTTCAGGTGCTTCCTGGGCCTCCTGGGGCGCCTCCTGGACGGCCTCAGCAGGTGCAGGCTCCGGGGTGATCTCAGGCTCGGCCTGAGCGGGTACTGCGACGAGGGAAGGGGACGCGATGCCCATGTATTCCTTGAACTCGTCCAGACTTTCAAATTCGACTTTGATCTTCATGGTTTGATTTTCCTCCTTAGCTGTGATATAATTGGGGTGTGTTCTTCTGGGGCTCCGGGGCTTGTCTCCGGGGCCTTAGTTCTTTTGTGCTGCCATGTTTCTCGCCTCCTTCTTGGCCTTGACCGTTTTCGGGTCCAGGCGGATTATGTAGAGGCCGGCGCCGCTGCGGTAGATCTCGAACAGATCGCCCAGGGGATCCTTGCGTCTGAACGCCTGGATGGCGCCGAGCCGTCTCTTTGCTTCTTCCGGGGTGTCGTACTCGATGGCCATGTTTTTCTGGGTTCCTTTCAGGAAGCTCTCGATGGCAACGAGATCCTCACTCCTCTGGCCGCCTCTGAACGTCTTGCGCTCGGGCAGCGTCACGTTGTAACTGATTTTCATAGCATCCTCCTTATGTTCTCGTATGTGATGGTGTCGCCGTAGGTCATGCCATCGGTCCCGGGGATCGGGTCCTCCAGGCTGACCGCTTGGATCCGGCGGCTGCGTTTTGCATATTCGCCTCCGATGGCCGACTGCATGGCCTTGAAGGCGATGGTCTTGAAGCTGTAGTAGTGAAGCTCCAGCTCGGTGTGCCAGCGTCTAACGGAGCGGAGATAGCGGAAGATCACGACGTCATACCAGTCGTCGACCGGCAGCTGCCTGATCCGCAGGTACTCCAGGACGAGGTGATGGTGCTGGACTGCGAAGGCTTGCTCCTCCGGTGTCAGAGGCTCCTGGCTCATGCCCCCCCCCCGCCTAACTGCCACGGGTGTCCTCCTTGTCTTCGGGAGCTTCCGGCGCCTCGTCTTCGCTCTCCATGCTCCGCAGGATCGCCCGGTAGGCTGAACGGGCCAGCATCGTCAAGTCAATTTCATTTCCCATGATGGCGCCCTCCTCATTGCGGTGTCCAGCTTCTGCCGTTGCAGATGAAGTAGTCGGCGGCCGGGATGTAGCTCTCCAGGATCAGAGCGGTCGGGCTGCCATCATGGCTGCAGCAGGCGTCACAGATGTGGTCGCCTTCGCCGATCGGTTGCATATTGGCGCAGGTCTCGCAGCACTTGAAGGGTTCCGGCTTGCGCTGTCTGTTCTTTCTTCCCATGTGTGTCCTCCTTTGAAAAAGTAAGCTTAAAGTTTACTTAGAATGTAAAAAAAATAGCTTCCACTGTGGTCTTGAAGTACGCGGCCAGGGCCATCTTGGTGCTGTCAGCAGGTACGCGCTCCCCGCGCTCGAACTGAGAGATGGCCATGGCGGTCACGCCCACGGCTTCGCCGACCTCTTTCTGAGTACGGGAGCCGCGCAGAGCGCGGAGTCTCTCACCGATGGTCTGGGCGTCGATAGTCTTTGCGGTCATGCTTTGCCTCCTTCCTTTGTTAGTGCTGGACCTTCTGGCTCTTGGTCTGGAGCTTCAGCCAGAGCTTCATGGTGTCGCGGGTCAGATAGAACGAGCCGCACACGGCGATGAAGTGGTCGAGATAGGTGTGGACCACCTCGCCCTCGATGACGTACTTGGCGCCGATCCAGCAGAGCTCGAAGGCGACCAGGGTGCCCAGCAGGCAGGCGAGGTAGTTGGAATAAAATTTGAAGCGGGTCATGGTTGTGTGTCCTCCTTTTCTCCGGTGGTGGCCAGCAGGTCGCACCACTCAATAAATGCTCGTAATATGGGGTTGGTGTTGCCCTGGTCTGCCCAGCCGGCGAAGCCGATCCAGCCGTCAGCGTTGAAGCTGATGCACTCGCGGCGCTCGAAGTAGTGGCTATTGACATACAGGAAGCAGCTGATCAGGGTGCCGTTGGTCTTCCGTTTGAGGTCGATCCGGCGGCTCAGGTACATGGAGCCCATCGAGGTCTCGCAGTCTGCGTTGGCCTTCTTGATGTGCTTGTTCAGGAGCATGACCAGGGTGAGGATGTCGCCCTCAGTCACGTCGGCGTAAGTGAGGCCCTTGCTGGCGAAGTAGTCCCGGGCCTCGTTATTGGTGCAGACGGGGAGGATCCCCGTCTTTCTCATATATGCGCCCATCAGTCCGCCACCTCCTTGCAGCTGGGTGACTTTCCCGTGGTCAGCCATGCAAGCCAGCAGGCGCGGCAGCTCTGCTCGTCGCAGCGCACCTCGCTGAAGCCCTGGGGGAAGGGCGGGCAGGCGCCGGAGATCAGATCGGCCAGCTCGCCAGCTGTGGCGTCGGAGCGCTTCAGGAGCTCGATGCCGGGGACCGGAGCCCCCAGCTGTGTCTCTCCGGAGGTGATGGCCTCGGCGGCCACTCGCTCCATGGCGTCGATGAACGCCTTGCGCGGGATCGAATTGCGGTACTTGTCCAGCACGGTGCTGGTGATCCTGGTGATGGTGGAGATCTTGCTCATGATCAGCCCTCCCTTGTCATGTAGTCGTAGAGCTTGGCCTTCAGGCGGATGACCTCGGCCTCGGCTGCCTCAGCTCGGCGCTGGGCCTCTCCGGCACGGTTGGCCAGGTCGCCGATGGACTCGCAGCCGCGCTTGCTGTCTTCCAGCAGCTCCTGGATGCGGGCCTTCAGCTTGGCGATCTCGGCGTCCTTCTCCTCAGCGACCGCATGAGCGGCAGCATGAGCGGCCTCGTAGTCCTTCACGGACTCGGCCAGCTTGTCCTCCAGCTCTGCGGCGCGCTTCTCAGCGCGGCGGACGCGGTCGGCCATGGAGCAGCCCCAGTCGTTCTCGATGTTCTCAGCAGCGAGGTCGAAGCAGCCCTCGAAGGCGGTGGCCAGGTAGGACTCAGGGCCGAGGGTGTCGACGATCTGGCGGATCTTGGCCAGAGCATCGCGCTCCTGCTGCTTGGTGGCCTGGGCGTCGGTACGGACGAGCTCGACGCTGACGATGACGCCGGTGCCGTGACGGTAGCACTCGTTGAAGTCCTTGCGGGCCTGCTTCTCGGTGGCAGCGGTGAAGTGGTCAGCGCCCTGGGTGCCGTTCTCGCGGGTGAAGGTGATCTTGTAAATATTCATTGTGTGTCCTCCTGTTCGGTGGTGTTTACTTTGCTTTTCTCTTGCGTAAACTCATAGTTTACATTGACTATAATAAACTCTTAGTTTATAATTGTCAAGAGGAAAATAAACATTTTTTTCAGGGGGACAGATTTATGGAGTTTTCTCAGATTGTTAAATCATTAAGATTAGAGCGGGGCTGGTCCCAGCAGGACGTGGCCGACCGCGTTGGATTGAATAAAATGACCATTTCCCAGTATGAGAACGGAAAGCGGAAGCCGAGCTTCGAGATGATCGAGGCCCTGGCTGAGATCTTCCACGTCGACATGAACTACTTGCTGGGCTTCACCGATAAGATCGAGAAGCCGGCCGGCGACGAGACAGATCCCGCTGCCAATAAGTTCCTGGCCGTCACGCTGGCCGAGATCGACCTGATCGAAGCATACCGGCACGCCGGCGCTGAGACTCAGGCAGCGATCAGAGCGATCCTGCACATCTAACAGATCCCCAGAGAGGAGCGTGAGGCCATGCGTGGCGTTATTTATGCCAGATACTCACCAGGCCCCCGGCAGACTGAGCAGTCCATCGAGGGCCAGGTGGCAGATTGTAAATATTATGCAGAGGAGAACGGGATCGACATCATCGAAGTGTATGCCGACCGGAAAGTCTCCGGCAAGAGTGTCGTCGGCCGTGACGAGTTCCAGCGGATGCTGCGGGACGCTGAGAAGGGCCGCTTTGACTGCGTCATCGTCTGGAAGATCGACCGCTTCGGCCGTGATCGCCAGGACATCGCCCTCGGCAAGCTGACTCTGAAGCGCTCCGGCGTCAAACTGCTGTATGCGAAGGAAAGCGTCCCGGAGGGCCCGGAGGGGATCATCCTGGAGAGCGTTCTGGAAGGTCTGGCCGAGTATTACTCCGCCGACCTCCGGCAGAAGGTCATCCGAGGCATGAAGGAGACCGCGAAGAAGGGCCAGTATTGCGGCCAGTCTCTGCCCATCGGTTACAAGGTGGACGCCGAGCGTCACATCATCGTCGACGAGCGAGAGGCTGCCGCTGTCCGGGAGGCCTTCCGGATGCACATCGCCGGCGGCCAGCTCCGGGACATCGTCCAGATGTTTGCCGACCGTGGGATCATGGGCAGACGCGGGAAGCCGGTCTCCAATGCGGTCGTCTATCGTATGCTGCGGAATAACAAATACCTGGGCGAGTTTTACATCCAGGACGTGAAGCTGAATGTGGAGCCGATCATTGACCAGGCGACCTTCTTGGAGGCGGCCCAGCATTTCAAAACGAGCCGTAACAATGCGGCGGGGAGGGCGAAGGTGAACTATTTGCTGAGCTGTAAAATGTTCTGCGGGTATTGCGGCTCGATGATCAATGCAGAGACCGGCACCGGGAAGCTGGGGAAAGTGTACCGGTATTACAAGTGCGGAGACAAAAAGCGCGGGAAGGCCTGCGAGCTGAAGCCGTTCCCGAAGGACCAGCTGGAGGACGCGATCATCCTGGCCACGGTGAACGATATGCTGACCGATGACATGATCGAGAAGCTGACCGTCCGGATCCTGGAAGTCCAGGAACAGGAAAACGCCGACGATCCCGTGGTGGGATTGCGTCGGCGTCTTGACTCAAATAAAAAGCGCCAGCGGAACTTGCTGGACGCGATAGAAGAAGGCGGGGCCCGTGGCCTGGTCTCTCGTTTGGCTGCCCTGGAGGAAGAGGAGGAGCAGCTGGTGCTGGAGATCCAGCGGGCAGAAATAAAAAGGCCCCGACTCACCCATGAGGTGGTCGAGGCCTGGCTGCGCTCCTTCCGCGTCGGAGACGTCACGGATGACGACTTCCGCGCTCGGTTGGTTGACACGTTCATCGCCCGAGTCGAGCTCCGCAACGATGAGGCGCTGATATTTTACAATATCCGAGAAAAGGGCCCGCACTCACGTGTTCGAGTACGGCCCGAATGGTGGAGCCCGCGCGACGGTACTCGAACCCCGAAGATCATCGTGCTGCGGGACTATGTCGTCCTCAGAATTGCCGTATAAAGCAAAAGAGCCCCGGCGGGTGCCGGGGCTCTCTTAGTCTATCATGTATTTGCTGGCTGTTGTGACAGCGCAGCAGGCTCCCAGGAATATGAGAGCCGCCACGCTGATCAGGGCGATCATGCCACGCCCAGGATCTTCTTGGTCCTGTTCAGAACGTCAGCGGGATCCAGGCCGGAGCCCTTCACCTTGCCGGCGATCTCCTGCGCCAGCACGTCGGCAGGATCCGGCTCGGCCGGCTTTGCTGCGACGCCCTGGATGGTGCAGTAGTCAGGATTTTCGAGGTAGATCCAGCCGGCGCCGCTTTTCAGCTTGCCCCAGCCGTCCTGCACCTCGGTGATGGTGAAGACGCCCTTGCCGGTCTGGCCTCTGACCGCGTAGCTCATGCCGGGGCCCTTGCGGTAGTTCAGATCCGGAATGATGACGCGGACAGTGAAGGGCGTCGCAGGGAAGCCCTGGACGGGCTCCGGAGCCGCTTCCGGTGCCTGGGTAGTGCCGGAGCCCAGGATCTCATTGACGGCCGCAGCGATGGCACCGTGGCGGTCGTAGAGGTACTGGCCCGGGCAGGCCTTGTTGGCGTAGTCGCGGTGCACGGTCATGTTGCAGCCGTTGGCGTGGTTGACGCGGTCGGTCTTGTTGGTGGACCAGACCAGCTTCTTGATGCCGTTGCGCTTGCAGATGTCGGCCACCAGCTTGATCAGTGCGGCGTAGGCTGCGTCGGTCACGGCGTAGGGGTGCTCGGTGTCGCTGGCGACTTCGATGGTGATGGCGCGGTTGTCGTTCTCGCGGCTGGAAGTGCACCAGGAGCGATCTGCCTCATCGACGGACAGACCGATGGAGCCATCCTTGCCGACGACATAGTTGGCGGAGCACTCGCGGTCGGTAGTGGCGAAGTAGTCGCAGCCCTGCTTCGCCGTCCACTGGCCCACGATGCAGTGGATCGTGATGGTGTCGATGGCGTGGTTGCGGGGGCTGGTCTTGTTCTTGGTGATGTTGGTGTACGTTACCAGAGGGCTGTTGCTCATGGTGATCTCCTCCTTCTCTGGGGTTGCTGTAGTGTTTGCGTAGGCGTCATAGTATGCCTGGCCGAAGCCGGCCCGCTTTACCTTGACGGCGTTGCTCATGTCGGCCGGGCGCTCGTACTTGGTCAGCACGATGTCGGACGCCTCCTTCACGGTCCGGGCTGTCCGGAGCACCTGGAAGACGGCCACGTAGCCCTTCAGCTCCTGGAACATGAAGTCGAGCTGCATCATCAGGTCGCCGATGGACGCGCCGGTCTTCCGGGCGTAGTTGAGCATGGCCTCCTTGCGGCTCCAGTATGTCCACTGCGCGAGGCCGTAGCCGGCGCTGTCGCGGACGAAGTTGGAGTAGCTCTCGGAGTCCACGGCGGCCGTGTACTCGGCGTCCGTGAGGCCCAGGCGCTTCTCGTAGGTGTTCTGGAGGTTTATCGGATTGAGCCCGCTCTCGGCGTAGAGGTTGCCCATCAGCCCGGCCACACCGGCCGGGCTGAAACCTTTGCAGCGGAAATAGTTCCAGATGGTCCTCTCAGTGGAGGACCCTGTCGCCTTCATGGCTTACTCCTTGCCGGGGCTGGTGTTAGCGTCGCCCTCTGCCTTCTGTTTCAGGATGTCAATGGCTTTCACCACGATGGCAGGGATAGGCACGCCCATCAGGCCGGCGTTCTCGATAATGCTGAGCGTCTCGTTGGCGATGAAGGCGATGATCGTCGCGTCTCTGATGAATGTGGAGCCCGTGACCAGATCGAGGCGGCAGGCTACCAGCACCACCAGGAGAGTCGTGCCTTTACGGCAGAGGCCCTTCCAGCCGGCGCGACTCTCCAAGGCGCCGTCTGCGGACTTCTGGGACTTGTGGAACACGCCGGCGACGACGAGGCCGGTGACGTAGTCCACGCCCATGAAGATCAGGAGCGTGGTCAGAGCTGCGTCCCAGCCTCCGAAAAGGTTGGCGATGAAGCCGCCCACGACTCCCACTGCTGTGCAAATTCCAGTTTTCATGCTTGTGTACCTTCCTTGTTTTTATTTACTCGGCGTAGGCCTTCCAGCCTGCCGGGTATGCTTCGGGGCTCCACACATTGCCGTCAATGGTGGAAATGTAGAGGGCGTCGTTGTAGCTGACGATGTCGCCCGTGTTGTAGGCGTCAGTCGCGCCCAGAGGCTGTACCCATACCGGGTAGCCGGTCTCGGTCACGCCGATGGCCTTGTAGAGACTGACAGCAGCGTCAGGCGTCCACTCGGCGGCGCTGGTGTGATCCTGCAATACCTGGTAGAGCTGAGGATCGCCCACGGCGTTGATGCCGTAGGAGAAGACGTCCTTCGTCTTGTAGGCCTTGCCCACGGTGTAGGCGGGATAGACGGAGGGGATCTCCAGCATCAGGTCGAGCTGGGTCTCAGCGTCCAGGCTGGCCACAAAATACTGCAATGCGGTACGCATTTCGAGTGCGGTCTGTGTCATGTTCATAGTGTTATACCTCCCCTGTGAGCAGTGCCTTCATGGCCTGCTCCATTTCTGCCATCCTGGCGTCGGTTGCTTCCTTCTGCTTCTCCTCGGCCGTCTTATCGGCCAGGATAAACCAGTAGGCCTTGGCGCTGACCTTGGTGATCTGCACCAGCTTCATGTCCTCGTGGATCTCGGTGCCGTCGGGCCCCTCGATGGTCACGCTGGAGAGTTTGCCGGCGAAGGTGTCCTCGGTGACAGCGGTGGAGCTGATGAAGTTGTTCCCGTTGAGGTCGAGGCCGTCGAGGGATGTGCCATCAGCCAGTGTAATCTTCCATGTCCTTTTTTCCATTTTGGTCTCCTTCCGAACAGCTCATAGTAGAGGCTGCTCATGTTGTAGATTTGGTCGTGTGACATAATTTTGTAGTGACTGCCCAGCCAGGACTTGAACGAGTTCTCGACGGTTGGGTAGTCGATCCGGCCGGCGTCCAGCAGGCGCTTGTACGCCTTCAGCTTCCGGCGTTCCCGGGTGATGTTCTTCGGGTGGATCTTCCGGATCAGGCGGCCGGACTCCGTCAGTGAGTAGCACACCTGCAGGTGTCTGAACTGAGAGGAGAGCTTCACGATCCGGGTCTTCTTTTCGTTGATGATCAGCCCATACTCTGCCGCCTCCTTCCTGAAGCCTTCCAGCACGCTCACCAGGAACTCCTTGGAGTCTGAGACCGCATAGAAGTCGTCGGTGTAGCGGGCGTAGTGTTTGATGCCTCTGACGATCTTGGCATAGTTGTCCACCCGGTACGGGTAGATGATGCCGATGTTCTGGGAAGGCTGCGAGCCTATGTCCACGCCCTTCCTGAGCATCTTCTCGCCGGTCAGCAGCTCCGGATCCACGCCGCAGTTGAGCATCGGGTTGACCTTGCCGGCCATCATGGCCGCGATCTCCTCGTCGGAGAAGCGGGAGACGTCCTGCTCGAAGGTCTTGAAGATCAGGCGCGTCAGCATCTCAGAGATCAGCAGCGTCTCCGGATCTTCGACCTCGCGCTCCAGAAAGTAGTCGAGGACCTCGATGCACTTGTCGTGCGGGATGTTGGCATAATAGCCAGAATAGTCCACCAGCAGGATGTAGCCCTCGTTGGATCCGTGCTCCATGTAATACTGGTGCAGGTGAGCCTCGAAGCGCCGGCGGTGGAAGGCCACGCCCTTGTCCTTCTGCGAGGCGCCGTTGTCGTAGATCAGGTACTTGCTGATCGCCGGCGTCAGGACCTCGTCACAAAAGAGGTGGTTGACGGTCTTGTCCACCATGGTGTTGCTGGTGATAAAGCGCTGATGCCCGCGCTCGTTGATCGGGAACTTGTTCCCGGGGTCTGGGCGGTAGTCTCCGCTCATAAAGTCGCGCCGGATGTGGGCCGTGGTGAGGAGCTGCGTCATCTCGAACATCTGCGTGCTGCGTTTGAATTTGCTGCTTTTCATGGCCTTGGTGCCGGCGTCGTATATTAAATTTGCATCATAAAATACATTCATAAAAACCACGCGATAGCCCCATCGGTCGTAACCGGGAGCGTCCTGGTTAGCATTTACCAGCTGATCCCGCTGGACGGATGGCCTCTCCTTTCCCATAGCCGCACGCGGGAGCTTGCCCGTAGAATGTAGTGCGGTTGTGAAATCCGGGCGGACGCCGATGGAGTTCGAGGCGTTCCAGTTGTTGGCATTGCCGTTGTTGTTGACATTGCAGAAATTCGTCGCGGACTGGACGGCACAAACAGAGGCCACCCTATAGGGTGTTAATCTTTCAGGTGCTTCAGGAAGCGGTTGTCGGACTGCCGGAGCTTCTTCACCATGTTGAACAGCTTCTCGACTTCGAGCACGATGTTCATATACCGGTTTTTGTCAGCCGGCAGCGCCTCGGCGATGTACTGGAGCTCGTCCTGGAGCTGGTTGCAGCACTTCAGCGCCTGGTTGAGCTCGTCGCGTCTGTCCAGGTACTCGACACGGTAGGAGGGCCAGATGGTATTGGCCGCCCTGATGTGCTGAGCGATGGCGCAGGCGAGATCGTCCACTCGGTCGCGGTGTCTCTTGATAAACCAGCAGGCGTAGTCGTTCTCCAGGCTGCGGATGGCCTCGGCGACGTCCTTCTTGTGCTCCGGGTCCTGGATGTGCGCGGTCTGCTTCTTGATGGCCGCCTCCAGCTTCTTCTCGCTGTAGGCGAAGCTGCTGAGCAGCTCCACGGAGATCATCCGACGGACTGCGAGAGCCTGGTGGTGCGCTTCCAGATTAGAATGGGCCCGTTTACTTTTAGGGATGTCTGACACGCTATCTTATCTCCTTGATTAGATTTACCCGGCCCACAAGGGGCCGGGATTTTTGATCAATAGATCAGGAAAGCCGGGCGGACGCCGATGGAGGTCGAGGCGGCCCAGGAGTAGGCACCGCCGTGGCCGGAGACACCGCAGAAAGGCGCCGCGGACTGGACGTCTCTCAGCCACCAGTTCTCTCTGTTCGTGATCAGGTCCGGGCGTGCCTGGAACAGAGCCAGCTGGCTCTTGTCGATGCCGGTGTCGTAGCCGTTCTGGGAGCCGCCACCCCATGCGTGGGAGCCGTAGACCATCTTCTCGTTCATCAGGTCGATCTGGCTGTCGTACCACGCCCAGCCGGAGCTGGCGCCGTTGCTGACAGCGTTGGGCAGGATGATCCTGTGGGTCAGGATGTGATCCGCGCCGAAGTCGGCCTTGATGGTGGCCAGAGCATCAGCCAGGCCGGAGGTCTTCATCTTGCTGCCGTAGTAGGAGCCGGTCGTGTCGTTGGCGTCGTTCATAACGTGGTTATAGAAGGACTTGTCGGGGATGACCAGCATATGGTGAGTGGTCAGCGCTGTGTCGCCGCAGTTCAGACGGTAGTCTGCATGGGCGGCCCAGTATTTGCGGCCGTTGATGGTCCAGTAGCCGCCGGTGCGGACCAGCTCGAACTTGCCGGCACGGATGTCGGCGGACTGCTCGGCGGTGAAGCTGGTGCCGAGGCTGTGCTCGTAGATGAAGGAGTTGGCTCTGGATGCACCGGTCTGGCCGAGCATTGCGGTCAGCCCCTTCAGGGCTTTGATGTCGTCGGCGTTGGTGCCTGCCAGGCCGAGGACTTCATTGATGGCGGCGATCAGGCTGGTCTGGTCCTCAGTCTCCAGCGTGGTCAGGTCTCCGTTGATGAAGGCCTTGATGGCGCTGAGGGGGATCCTCTTGACGCCTGTGCCGTCTGCGAGTCGTACCAGGAGAACGTCCTCCTCGCTGGCCACGGCAGCCAGCGCGTCGTACTCGGTGAAGCGTTTGCCGTTTGTTACGTCAATCTGCATAATGTTCCTCCTTATGCGGTTTTATATTTCCAGTCGCCGATGATCGCGTTGCCATCGTCGTCCAGGATCGGGTTGCCGTCATCGTCAACGATGTGAGTGAACAGATCGTTGTGGATGATCATGTACTCCAGCGCGGTCAGGCGCTCGTCCAGGTTGCTCGTCTTGTTGATGAGCTCGCCGGCCACGTCCTCGTCCAGAAGGCCCTGCACGGTGGCAAACCACTCATTGAAGGCGTTCTGGCTGGTGCGCTGGAACTCTTTCAGATCCTCCGTGATGGCGGTCAGGTCTGCGTTGCCCTTGTTCTCCAGCGCCTCGATGTACTCGTCGATGGCGGCCGTGTAGCCGTCATAGGCTGCCCTGGCCATCTGCTCGAACTGGGAGTAGCTGGCGTTGGACTTGGCCACAAATTCAGCATAGAAGGCATTGAACTGGTCATAGAAGGCCTCGGTGTCGATGCTGTCGATGAACTGGGTGATGTAGCCGCAGACTGCGCTGTTGGGGCGGGTGTCGCTGATGGAGCTCTGGGTGATGACGGTCTGGTTGGCGCTGATCGTCACATTCGCCAGGCCCAGCTCGTAGTAGTCGCCGCTGACGGGCTGGATGAGCTCCGGAGCCTGGGGCGTTGCCGCTGCCGTGCCGGTCTTCACGATGATCTCGCAGAGGCGCTCCAGGTAGTTGCAGCGCAGCACGACGCGGTCGATGCGGCTGTAGCTCGTGGGAGCTGCGGCCAGCTGGAAGGTGGCAGGGGCGGGATCGTAGGCGAAGGCGCCGTTGATCAGGCCGAAGCCAGGGCGGACCGTAACGCTCAGGCCGGTGTCGCCTGCCACGACTTTGAAGCAGTCGGCAGGCTTGGCCAGCACGCCATTGGTCAGCAGTTTGGAAAAGAGCAGGCGGAACAGTTCCGACGTCTCTGCTCTGTCAAAAATAGGCATACCCTCGGAGTCCACGCCGGTGATCTCCGAGTCAAAATAGCCGTATCTCATGGCCATGTTAAAATACCTCCCTTTGGATGATTTTCGTGATGCTGGTCATCTGGTCATTGCCGAAGACGACGGAGAGGGTCTGCTTGCTGCCCTCGTAGACCTCCTGGATCTCGGTGATCCGCTTGGTGGTCTCGATGCCGACGTCTGCGTAGCGGTAGGTGCAGAGGTCGCCCAGGTCGAAGTCCACGCCATAGGTCAGGTTGGCGTTGGGATCCACGTCGCTGTTGACGGTCTCGATCTTCTGGTACTCGGCCAGCTTCTCCAGACCACGCTGACGGAGCAGCGCCCTGTACTGGTCGGCCGTGTACGTGTGCTCGTTGCCGGCGTCGTCCTGGTAGGTGCTCTGGAGATCCCGGGCGTCCACGTAGAGCTCCCGACGCTCCTCGTCCGCACTGCTGCGGAGATCCACCTCCACGATGACACGGGCGGAGCCTTCTCCCTCGCCGGCGACGTAGGCGAAGTTCTTATACTCGGACTCGTCCCGGTCGTAGACGGCGTTCTTGACGTTGTAGAAGCTATCCGAGAAGATGGCCCAGCTGTTCTCCGTCTGGTCGTCCGTTCTGTCCTTGCCCTTCCACACCTCGAAGATGAGGTCGTTGTTCAGGTAGTCGTAGCGCAGCCGGTGGCTGAGCTCCTGGGTCTTCTCTATCTCGTAGAGCTTGTCGCCCAGGTTGTCGCCGGTGGCCGTGACCGTGACGCTCGTGCCGATGCCCTTCAGCTCGCCCAGTTTGACCTGGGGGATCTTCCGGTCGGCGTCGGTCGGGTTGATCACGTAGCGGTCCACCATCTTCCGGCCGATGACCTCCGGCGTGCCGGTGAGGCTGATCTGCGTGTTGAGCACGCGGCCGTTCAGGAGCTCCTCGGAGAAGTAGCCCTTGCAGTAGGCCGTCCGGGCGCCCTTGGCGTCTCTCGCGAAGTTGACCTCGCGGATCACGCCCAGCTCGTCCCGGTCGTTCCGGTAGAGATAGCGGCCGGTGTTCATCAGCGCGAAAAACTCGGCGGGAGTGTGTAATTCAAAAAGGCCCGAGGCATAATACCGGCGGTCCCAGATGAGGGTATTGAACACGCTGACGACGCCCAGCGTGTCGAAGTTCTGGTCGAGGATGATCAAATTCATGCTTTACACCCCCAGATATTTCGGAGTGTAGAACAGATTGACGTCCAGGTTGGTGTAGTTCCCATCCGCGTCGTACTCCAGATAGTTGTCGCCCACGTCCAGCTTGAAGGGCTCACTCCGGCGGTCGATGTGCTGGTAGTAGTTGACGCCGTTCAGAGTGATGACCTGGTGCCGGTCGTTGGTGTCGATGAGAAGCACGTCGCCGGTCTGCATCGTGACATTCACGCGCATGAACTGGCCCGTGCCGGTGTTTGTGATCTTAGGGTTGACCACGGTGCCCCTGGTCGCGATGAACTGGATCTGGACGCCAGTCGGGACGTCTCCGTCGTTGCTCAGCACGACCTCCTTCTTCAGCGTTCTATAGCCGGCAGTGTTGCCGCCCAGGAGAAGGCCACGGGCTTCCGGCTTGTAGTCCAGCTTGCCCGTCTCCATCCTCTTGCTGAGGGAGATCCAGGGGAAAGAGAACAACGGCGTGATGTTCGCCATGTTCTTGCCGAAGTTGTCCACATTGAGCATATAAGGGTCCGGACAGATCAGATCCACCAGGATCTTCAGCTTGCTGTCCATGTTCTTCGATGCTGCGAAGGTCCAGCCCTCCAGCTCGTACTCGATGTTGCGGCTGACGCCCATGTTGGTGATGAGCGCCTTGCCGGTGTACTTCGGATTGAAAAACTTGATTACTTTGGCCCGGTTTTCCGGGTTGTTCTTGTTGCTTCTGAAGCTGGCCTCGATGTGGATCGGCCTCGGTTTGATCTTCTTGCCATCGACAGACGCCCCGTCCACCAGGGCGTTGTCTGATGTGCTGATCTCCACCTCGGAGGACTCCAGGCCGGACACGGCAGTGATGTCAATGTCCTCGCCCGGGCCCATTCTGAGGGTCTTGCCGTTGCAGGTCAGCTCGATGGTTAATGTGTTTACTGTCATTTCACACCTCCGACCATGTTCCGCAGAGCCTCGCGCTGCTTCTTGGCCACCTCGGAAGGAGTAGCCACGGGCACGTTGTAGGTGTTGCTCTGCTCCATGCGATTGTCATAGTAGACGGTAGTGCCGGCGCCTGCCATCCTCAGCCCCGCAGCGTGCGAAGCTCCGACGGAGAGCTGTCCGGCGCTTGCCGACATCTCGGCCCGCATGGCGCTGACGAGCTCGCCGGCCTTGGCTTCCATGTCCTTCAGCGTTGCAGGCATGGTCTTGTCCAGGCCCTTGCCCACGCCGGGCATGATCCAGCGGCCGACCTCGTCCGCGAACTCTTTGGACGGGGAGTTGATGCCGAGGGCGTTCTTCGCAGCGTCCAGCAGGCTGCTGGCCAGGCTGCTGACCTTATTCGTCAGCCAGCTCCAGCCGGAGCTGATGCCGTTCCAGATGCCGCTGATGATGTTGCTGCCGATCTCCGCCATCTTGCTCGGCAGGCTTGCCAGGCCGTTGACGATGGAGTTGAACAGCTGGGTCGCCGCTGCGGCGCCCTTCTGAGCCAGCTGAGTGCCCCAGGTGACGACCTTCTGGGCCGCCTGGCTCAGATAGTCCCAGACCTTGCCCGGGAGCTGCTGGAGCGTGCTGGCGACCTTGCTGAGCATATTGCTCGCAGCGGTCGAAGCGTTGGAGACCATCTGCTGGCCCCACGCCACCACCTTATTGACGGCATTGACCAGGTGCGTCCAGATCTTTCCGGGCAGCTCCTGGATGATGCTGTTGACCTTGCTGAGCATATTGCTCATTGCGGTCGAGGCGTTGCTGAGCATCTGCTGGCCCCACTGCACGACCTTGGTCACTGCGTTGACCAGGTGCGTCCAGATCTTGCCAGGCAGCTGCTGGATGATGCTGTTGACCTTGCTGAGCAGGTTGCTCATGGCCGTGGAGGCATTGCTGAGCATCTGCTGGCCCCACTGCACCACTCTCGTGACCGCGTTGACCAGGTGCGTCCAGATCTGCCCCGGCAGGTTTCTCAGCACGTTGGAGACCTTTGTGCAGAGGTCGCTGATCAGCTTCTGGGCCTTGCTGCCCATATCCGTGCCCCACTCGACGAGGTCCGTCACGATCTCGGCGAAGACTTCACCGATCAGATCCGGGAGCTCGGCCAGCACGTCGATGATGGCCGTGATGATGTCCGGCACGGCCTTCGCCAGATCGACCACGATGACCGGGATGGCTTCGACCAGGGCGCCCAGGAGCTTGATGCCAGCCTCGACGATCTGAGGCGCTGCGGCGATCAGAGCCGTCACGGTGGCCTCGATGATCTGAGGCAGGGCGTCTACCAGCGCGTCGATGATGACGGGCAGGGCGTCCACCAGTGCCATCAGGAGCTCGATGCCGGCGTCAATGATCTGCGGGACGGCCGAGATCAGGAACTGCACGATGGAGCTGATGACCTCCGGCAGCGCCTCGATCAGAACGGGAAGCGCGGCGAGGATGCCATCGGCCAGGCCCATGATCAGCTGGAGAGCGCAGTCCAGAAGCGCCGGCAGCTGGTCGATCAGGGTGGTCACGGTGTAGGCGATCAGCTCGACGAGAGCCGGCAGGAGCGTCGGCAGCATGGAGCTGATACCGTTGACGATGCCGGTGAAAATATCCACCAGGCAGCCCAGGAAGGAGCGGAGGCCGTCGCCGTTGATGAAGTCCGTGATGGACTCCACGACCATCTCGGCCATGCCCTCGAAGTCAAAGTCGAGGACGGCGTCACGGGCCTGCTCCAGAATACTCTGGCCAGCAGAGAGAACGGCCGGCACAATGGCAGCGGCCAGATCCGGGATCTGCGACACGATGGCGCCAGCCAGAGCCGGCAGCGTTTCAGCGAAGCGCGGGACGATCTCGGCCAGGTTGTTGACGATGTTGTCCGCAGCCGTAGCGAAGGCGTCGGCCAGCTGGTCGGCGTCGCTCGATCCGTTCATAAAGTTGTCCCAGGCAGCCTTGGCCGCAGCCATGGAGCCCTCCAGAGTCTCGGAGGCTTCCTTGGCAGTCGTGCCGGTGATCCCCATTTCCTCCTGGATCACGTGGATCGCCTGGTAGACGTCATTCAGGTTGTTGATGTCATACTTGACGCCCGTCAGCTCCTGAGCGTCGGCCAGCAGTCGCTCCATCTCGGTCTTCGTGCCGCCGTAGCCCAGCTTCAGGTTGTCCAGCATGGTGTAGTTCTGTTTTGCGAAGCCCTGGTACGCGTTCTGGATCATATCCATGGACGTGCCCATCTTGTTCGCATTGTCGGCCATGTCGATGATGGCCATATCCGCCACTTTGGCGGCTTCCTCAGTGTTTCCGCTGAGGGACTGGAGCAGGGACGCCGAGAAGCTCGTGACCGTGCTCATGTAGTCGTTGGCGGACATTCCCGCCGTCTGGTAGGCGCGATCAGCTGCGGCGATGACAGCGTCAGCCGTGTCGCCGAACAGCGTCTCGACGCCGCCCACATTCTGTTCGAGAGCGCCCACGCTGTCGAGGGCTGTCTTCCCGAGGTTGACCAGGCTATCGACTGCCCTGGTCATCATCTGGCCGCTGAACACGCCCAGCGCCTGCTGGGCGATGCTCGCGACCTTGCCCATCCCCGACTGTAGACCGCCGGAGTCCAGGCTTGTATCAAATTTTAGGGTTCCATCTGATGCCATGACCGTACCTCGCTACCATTCAAAAGTGCGGCAGGGTTGCCGCCGTTCATAAGTAGTTTGTTAAGGTCACTTTCGAGCTGCTGACGGTCAGCCGACTGAGGGAGCGCATAGACGCGCTTCAGATGCTCATAGTGCTGCCGCTGCTCCTTGGAGATCTTGGCCGGGATCTTCATCGTGCGGTAGCCGATGATTTTGACCAGCTGCGTGTCTTCAGGGAGCGATCTAAAGAGGGCTCGGAACTGCCACCAGTGGAGGGGATGCCGCGCCAGATCCAGGCCGTAGGCCTGCATAAACGCGGAATAAATATAATCAGCGTCGTGCTCGTAGGAGAAGGGCGGGTCCTCGTCGGCGGCGCCGGACGTTTCGCCCGTCGTCTCTGCGGGATCCGTGCCGCAGCGATAAAACCAGACCAGCTTGCCGAGTGCTTCATCGAGCACGTCATAATCGAAGACGACGCCGGGGAAATACAGGTGCAGGGCGGTCTGGAGCTTCTCCAGATCATCGAGCCCTGGGTCTTGCAGCACTTCCTCGAACAGGATCCCCGTCCGGAAGTCACTGCTGATCGGGACCATCTGGCCCGCGATCTCGACCTGTTCCGGCAGGCCGTCGATCAATAAATTCAGTGCTTTTTACCCTTGCCGTGCTTCTGAGAGACGAACTGCGCGGTCTGCATATTACGGACGGCGTTCTGCTGGCGCTGGGTGTAGCGGTTGGTGAAGTCGTTCAGGGTCTTGCGTTCTCCGGCAGCCCAGTCGCTCACCTTCTCGATGGCCTTCAGGTGCTCCATGACGTTCATCTTGCCGCCGAACAGCTTGGCAGCCGTGCCGGCGCCGAAGATCTCGTCGAAGCAGGTGTTGACCACCTCGCACTGTGCGCGGTAGTTGGCCGCAGCGGTCGGGAAGTTCTCGCTTCTTTTCTGCTGAGCCGTGTCGCGCATTTTAATCATCGCGGTCTCGAACTTCTCCATGAAGTCGGCGTCCATCAGGTCGCCTTCGAGCTTGACGTTGTTAATGATCAATTCCATTATTCTGTTTTCCTCCATTGGTCGGTGTTATTAAAAAGCACCAGCAGGCTGCACCGTTCGGCCTGCTGGTGCCTGGTCGCTCACTGCCTGATCAGGCCAGTCGCGCGGAGCCAGTTGTTGCGTTGTTTAGGACTGAGCCGCAGGAGTTGCTGCGGTGTCGTACTTGCCCTTGAAGTCGCCGGCCGTGAACTTCTTGGCCACGGTGTCGAACTTGCCCTGGATAGGATCGCCGACAGCGTGCAGCACGCCGGAGACGCTGATCTTCTCGCCGCCGGCGCCGGAGTTGTCGCTGACCTCATTGGCCACGGTGAACAGGCGGGCGGTGTATTCGGCAGCAGCCTCAGAGGGCTCGCCGACAGGGTTGAACAGCTCGACGCGGACGTACTTCAGCTGGGCGTCAGTGCCGGTCGCATGGTCGCGGCCCATCTTCCAGAGCTTGTAGATCGCCTTCTGGGAAGGGATCAGACGGGACTCATAGGAGAACTCCGTCTCGTAGCCGGTGATGTCAGTGGACGCGGTACTCTCGTTGATGTAGGTCTCGCTGTCGGTCTGTGCGTTGGGGCTCTCATCCAGAGTCGTGAAGCCGGTGCCCATGAGCTCGAAGACGCCGTCGATCTCGGCATAGTCCGCGATGGCGTTGCGAAGCAGGGCGGCACGGCTCTCGTCAAAGAGCTGGAGATTGAACTTTTTCATGTGCTTATGCCTCCTTGTGATAGATGAGTTCTAACTGGATCTGGTAGCGTGCGTTCCTCATGGACTCGTCGAACATATAGCCAGACGAGAGCACGCTGAGCTGTTCCGGGTGCATACCTTCCGGCAGCTCCGGGAAATTGCCGGCAGCCTCCTGAGCTTCGACCCAGTTGGCGAAGTCCTCGTAGAAGGTGCTGTTGGCGATGTTCTGGAGCCGGTCCATGCTGTAATACTCCCGGCTGCCGAAGTTGAACTGGTAGCGCCGGTCGGAGCTGCCGTCGATGTACGTCTCGATGATCGGGTTGAAGATCCCGGTCTCGATGGTGTACTCCTGCGGCTCGTCTCCCAGGGCGTCCACGCGGAACACTCCGGCACTGAGGAGAGGGCAGTCCTTGAAGAAGTCAGCGACGCCCTCGATGATTGACTTGACCATTTCGGGCCTCCTTTACTTGTTGACCAGCTTCAGGATCTGCGTCCTGTGTGCGGTTTTCATTCGCTCAAACCACATACCGCCACGCCTGGAGTCGTAGCTGCGGGTCTGGCTGGTGTTGTAATACTGCTTGCGGGCGTATGGTGCGATGTACTGCACCTCGCCGGAGCCGATGACGGTGCCCAGCGTGCCGGATCGCTCCAGGGCGCCGGTGCGCTTAGGGACCATCGGAGCGCAGAGCCTGAGCACTTCGCTGTCGATGATCTCCTGCTTCTTGCTGAGCACTTCGTTCATTCTCGGGGCGCAGCCGGCGTTCCAGATCAGCTCGGCCTTGCCGTTCTTTCCCTGGATGATGGCGCCCCTGGGGTTGGTGATGGGCTTAAACGCCATTATTCGCCTCCGATCCGCCAGTGCTTCACGGCGGCCGAGCCTCTGATGGTGTTGTCCGCGTACTCCTTGACGTAGATCAGCTGGCCGAGCGCCTCCATCTGCTTCTGATCGACCGGAGCCGTCAGCTCGGTCGCCATAGGCAGCACATAGTCGCCGGTCTGGAGCGTCCACGCCTTGGCGGCTGCATCCTCGTCCAGCTGGCGGAACTTCTCCGCCGGGACGTAGCTCCGGCCGTCCTGGATCTTCGCTCCCAGCGGGATCCTCAGCTTGTAGGCGAGGCTCTGGGAGTGAGCTCCGTCCGTAGAGTGGCCGGAGCTCTTGTTCTCCAGGAAGGACGCGCTGCGGATGCAGGTCGGGAAGTAGACCTCGCGCCGATCAGCGCCCAGGCGTTTGTTAAAGACTGTTATCGCAGTCTGCACATACATGGCGGCAGCCTCCCTTCAGGGATCGGCTCAGCCATCCGGTCGGCAGCAGGTAGACGCGGATCGCTTCGAGGATCTTCTTGCGGAGCAGCTCCTCAGCGGTCTGGCCATCCTGGCCCTCCGTGATGTAGGTCACGGAGTAGCCGTCGTTGGTCTCGCTTTTCACACCTGCAGCCTGGTTGCCGTTTGCGCTGGCCTGGTTGTTGTGATAATGGACGACCTCCGCCGCAGCGCAGACCGCGAGCTTGACGCGGTTGTCCTCTTTGGCGAAGATGTCCCCGTTGATATAGGTCAGGTAGCCGATGACCGCCTCCGCCTTGGCCTCGACTTTGGAGAAGTCAGCCTCGGGGATCGTGTCCCCGAAGGTCTGCTTGTAAAAATCATAGGAGACGTACATCAGGCTGCACCTCCTTTACTTAGGCGCCAGGAGTCAGAACAGCGAACGGGAAGCGCTTCGCCTTGTCCTTGGCCATGGCGTTGACAGGGTTGGGGATCTCCCAGCCCAGACGCATTACGGCACGGAGAGCGACCATGTCGTTCTGCATCAGGTTGTAGGCGATGGAGCCGTCGGTGTTCTGCACCACGCCCTCGGTGAACAGCTTGAAGGTGATGTCCTGGCGGATGCTGTAAACCAGCTGAGAGAAGTCGCCGGAGATCAGAAGGGCCTGAGCCTTGTCGAAGGAGCCGTTGCGAGGGAAGTTGATGGCAGAGCCGTCCAGGCTGTAGTTGCCAGTGTTCTGCATGGAGCTGAGGAACAGAGGACGCTCGTTGCCGTCCTTCAGGCCGCGCAGCTTCGCACGCATGGAAATGTCAGCGGCGTGGCCGGTGACGAAGTAGCCGGACTCCTCGACCTTGGAGATCACGCCGCCCTCGCCGAGCAGGTCGGTGTAGAGGTCAGCGGTCAGAGCCTTAGTGGCGCCGGCAGCGACAGCGGAAGGCACCAGGCCCTCGCGCCAGGTTGCAGGCTTGTCAGTGCCGAACAGGACAGCGGCGTCGATGACCTGGCCGAAGGCCTCCTGAAGACGAGGACGGACCTCGCCCCAGATGTCATAGTCAGCGTCGTCCAGAACTGCCTCGGGGATGGGAACGATGACCGCGATCTCCTCGGCGTAGATGACCTTCTTGTCCCAGGCCTGCTTGGTGGTCTTCTTCTGACCGGCGTCGCCGTTCACGAAGTAAGCGACAGGCAGAGCGTCCAGAACAGGCAGACGGCTCTGGGCTGCGGTCATGTTAGCCAGACGGCGGCCCATGGACAGGACGGTGGACTGGGCGATGGCGCCCTGGATGATTTCGGCCGCACGGTCGTCGGGGATCAGAGACTCCGCGCCGGAGCGGTCGATGATGTTGACGTCAGTGTCAAACAGCTGAAGATTGAAAAACTTTTTCATGTGGTTGTACCTCCATAATGTTTAGAAAGATTTCCGCGCAGCTCTGCGGATGGCGTCGTTGATGAAGGCGTTGCCCTTATCGCCGGAGCTGCCAGCTCCGGAGCCATCAGTGCCAGTTTTTACGCGGTAGGAACTGTTCCCAGTCTTATACTGCGGGTTGTCCTTCAGGAACTTGGCCGCAGCCTTGTCGAAGTCCAGCTTGCTGTCCTCTTTCATCAGGGCGTCGATCTCAGAGAGAACGAAGCGAGAGAACTCAGGACGGACTCCCAGCTGGGTGAGCTTCTGGCCATTCTTCAGAGCGGCCAGTTCAGCGCGAGCGTCGTCGCGCTCCTTGGTGATGGCGTCCACGTTGGGCCTCTGCGCTGCCTGCTGGGCCTTATAGTCTGCGATTGCCTGGTTGATCTGCTCCTCGCTGAGTCCCTGCTGCTGGAAGTAGGAAGCGAGCGCAGCCCTCTCAGCACGAGAGGCGCGGGCGTTTGCAATTTCTTCGGCCTGCTGGAAGCTGTAGCTGGCGCCGTTGTTGCCGCCATTGTTCCCGGCGTTTCCTGCCTGGCCGCCGTTGCCAGATCCGGCGTTGCCGCCCTGGCCATTGCCAGCGCCGCCCTGGCCGCCGTCGTCCAGGAGCTGAAGGTTGAAAAACTTGTGCATTGTTATTCCTCCGTTTTTGTGATGTGTCGTGAACATTCCCGCCGCATTTAGGGAGCGGCGTCTGCCCATAATAAAAGCGCCTCGCGGCGCTTAAACTATTGTAATATTTCCATAGCTGCCCTGGATCCCGTAGATCCCCAGCAGCCAGGTGTCGATCAAGGCCTTGCCGATGTCGTTCATCCTGGACCAGCTGATCCGGACGTCGCCGGGCTCGGTGGTGGCCTCGATCTGGAGGCCGGCGATCTGCCGCAGCCCCTCGATCAGTGTCAGCGTGACCGAAGACACGGCCGCGCAGATGATGTTATTGCCGGGAGGCACGCCAGCAGGCCGCTCAGCGTGCCCTGTGACGGTTATGCTGTTCTCATCGACGTGGATGTTGATCATGTGCTTGCTCCCTTCTGAGCGGCGTCCTGGGCCGCTCTGCGCTGCTTCTCGGCGCGTTCCTTCGCACGGTTGGCCGCTTTGGCTGCCTGCTCGGCTTGCCACTGCGCGTAGACCTGCGGGCTCGGTGAGATCCTGCCCGGAGTGCGTCCCGTGTAGATGCGCTCCGTCTGCTCCTCCAGGCCCATCGCCTTCGAGAAGCTGCGATACTGCTCCAGCTGGGCCTGGTACTTGCACTGGGCGATGGTGATGTCTTCCTTGTCAGCCCCTCCGGCACGAAGGAGCTGCACCTGCTCACGCCGGGCCCTCATGGCCGTCTCCATCTGCCTCTGCTTCTGGGTGGCCTCGTAGGTGGTGTACTCCTTGCCACGGAAGCGGCGCGGAGTGTTCTCCCTGGCGTTCTGCTCCTCCAGCCATTCGTCGGTGTAGAGCCGCTCGCTCACTCCGGGGATGAAGGGGTAGTAGGTGTGGCGGCAGTTCCAGCCCAGCAGGCCCGGACCGGTGCCCAGGCCGCACTTGGTCGTCAGCTGCTCCTTGGTGTAGACCTTGCCCTGCCATGCAGCGTGATCCGGACGAGCTCCGGCGTGCCATGTGACCTCGAAGTAGTCGGTCCCCAGCCGCTGGGCGTTCAGATCCGTGACGTGACCGGTGAGCTGGCCGAAGCCAGTGAGCAGAGCACGACGGGCGGCCACGTCCACGCGATTGTGCCAGCCGCTGGCGTAGTCCACGCCGTAGTCGCTGCCGCCATCGCTGAAGGCGTGGTCGGTCCGGAGCCCGGAGGCTGTCATCTGGCTGACCATACGGCGGACCAGCGTGTTGTAGTCGTAGGCGCCGTTGGCCATGCCGGTGATGGCGTCGTCCAGGTAGCCGTTGTAGACATCGGCCAGGGGCGTGAAAACTTTCCCGCCGTGGCCGTTGTCCAGCATGAAGCCGGTGCTCTTGGTGATGTTGTAGAGCTCCTCGCTGGACTGCTGCACCAGGGCGTCCGTGATTTGCTGGAGCTCGGGGTTTAACTCGTAGGGGATGAACTCCTTGCCGATCTGCTCGTAGAGGCTGCGGTCGCGGGTGTATTCCCGCTCGATGACCTCAGCGTAGAGCCGGCGGACTTCCTCCTCGTTTCCATCCACGGCCTTCCTGATCAGGTCCTCGATGTCCTGGGTGCTGTTGCCCAGGATGATGAGGCGCTGGATCTGCCAGTCGGCCGAGTCGGTGATTGTGCCGGCCTTCCGGATCCGGCGGATGATGTCGTCCATGATCGCCATCTCCAGGTCCCGGAAGCGCTTCTCGACGCCGGCGGCCAGTAGGTCGTGGTAGCTCTGATCCATTACATCAGAACGCCGGCGGACTGGTCAGGCAGCTTGCTGGCTGCGACCTCCTCCGTCTCGCCGTACCACTTCGCGCGGTACTCCGGCAGGCCCATGGCGCCCATGGCGACGTCCTTGCGGTCCTCGGCTCTTTCCGTCTGCTTGTCTTCGATGATGGAGTCGTCGAAGTCGATCACGATGTCGGTGTTCTCCACCAGCTCGCCCACGTTGGCAGCTTTGCCCAGGCGGATGATGATGCGGATCAGATCGGTGAGAGCATCCCGGAGGATGATCTCGTGCTTCTGGATCGTGCGGTACATATCGGAGTTTTCGCTGATGACCTGGGTGGCCGTAGCGACCGCGCCCTTCTCGAAGCGATAATACTGAGTGCCGAAGCCACACTTGAAGCTCAGGAGGTTGAGATCGTTGTTGATGGCGGTCTCATGCTCCTCGATCCTCAGCTCCATGTTGACCTCGTGCATGGCTTCCTTGGTGTTCTTGAAGTAGTCCTCCGGCAGCGTGTAGAAGACGCTGTCGTCCGGATCAAATACCTGGGAGCCGTTGGCGTCGGTCAGCATCTCAGGCGCCACGAAGACGCGCTTGCGGCCGAGGGTGAACTCGTTGGCATAGCTGTCGTACTCCAGGTCGATCTTGGCCAGGACGTCGATGCTGTTGGCAAAAAGCGACACGCCCATCGGATTGGTGTCGTCCTCGTCCACGTTGTTCGCGATGTTCAGCTTGTCGATGACAAACTGGGGCAGGTTGGAGCCGGTCTCGACTCTGGCAGCCAAGCCCTCGAAGTGCGGGATCTCATTCCACTCGGCAGGCGTCAGCTCACGGCCGGCGCCGGAGCTGCACTCCACGACGCTGTTCTCGATGACGTACTGGTAGCCCAGATCCTCGCCGTTCTCGTCCTGCCAGGGCTCCAGCTTGTGGTGCTGGAACTGGGCGTACTTCTTGCGGCGGTAGGTCTTGGCGAACACGAAGATGCACTCCGTGATCCTGGAGTTCTCCCATGCGGTCGGGAAGATGTTCTTCGCTACCACATAGTCGATTTTGACGTCGGCGCTGATGATGCGGCCCTGATCGTCCAGCTCCATGTTGGTCAGATAGGGCACATAGGCCACGGTGCCGCAGGCAGCCTTGCGCTCCTGGTACTCGTTGCCCTGCACGGAGAAGTTCGCAGCGTTCAGGACGCTGCCGACATACTTGGCCGTGGGTGCGTCCTTGATGGTGATGCGGACCTTCTCATTGAGCAGCAGGTCGCTGATGTCCTCGCAGATCTTCTTGGCCATGCCGAGACTCTTGCGATGGCAGCGCTCATACTGCCCGGCGCCATGATAGACGCGGTACTGGTGGAAGCGTTTGACGTTCGCCCTGTACCAGCTGTCCCACATGGTGATCTTGCTGTAGAAGGAGCTGTCGATGGTGTCGATGCCCTTCTTTTTGAAATACTCGAAAATGTTCATTTTATGACTCCTTCCGGCTCCTCCTCTTTATCCCTAACGGGCAGGTAGTTCTTGATTTTCGACCACATTCCCATGACCAGGTAGCGGATGGCGTCCATGCCATGGTCGTCCTGCTTCACGGGCTCCTCGCGGCCCCTCTCGATGCTTTTCTTGTCGTACTCATAGAGACCGAACTCCCGGACGGCGTTCTCCTGGTCTGGCGACACGGTCATCATCTTGAAGGTCAGGAGCTTCTGCACTCGGGAGATCCCCAGCGCCACGTCGTTCTCGGCGTCGCGGATCAGCACGTTGTAGCCGATGCCCCTGGTGGCCCGCTTGATCTCCTCCATCAGACCACGGGCCGAGGGGTCGATGAAGGTATAAAAATAGCTGCATGAGTAGGTCTCATGCAGCTCGTCCAGGAACTCGACGAAGTCCTTGGCGTATTCGCTCGGGCTTTTCTGCGTGCCGGACTCCCGGCCGCTGTGATAATATTCGCCCAGGCCTTCCAGCCGGTGCAGCGACTCATTGAGCCCCGCCGCCTGGTAGGTGGTGGCGTTCTGCTGGCCATAGTCCACGCCGACGCCGATGATCCGGTAGCGATCCTGCGACGGTCGGGCGATGGAAGCATCGCCGAACATATAATAGATCAATTCATCGACGCCGATGGAGAGCCCCAGCCAGAGCCAGCGCCACTGCCGCTCGTCGAGCTCCCGGAGGATCTCGGCGGACTCGATCAGCTTGGCGCCCAGCCACTCCGGAGGCACGTCCCGGTAGTCCACGTGGACGTGGATGCAGTCCGGGCGCTTCTCCATCTTCCGGCACCAGGTCACGACCGGCGCGTTGGGGTTTTTGGGCGGGTTGTAGAGGTAGAGCATCTGGAAGCCCTCGGCGTTGCCTCTGATGAAGGTCGCCTCGATGTTCTGGAGCTCGTCCTCGCCCTCGCCGTCGGTGAAGAACTCGCTGACCTCATCCAGCAGGACGATCTTGATGGGCTTGTTCTCGTCGATGATGCCCTTGGTGTCGTCTATGCTGTCGGATCCGGTGAAGTAGATGGTGTTCCCGTTGGCCTTGTAGGTGATTTCCATGGGGCTCACGGTGATCTTGAACAGCCGCTCGTCGAGGCCCAGCCTCTTGATGGCTCGCTTGATTTCCTTGTAGACCGTCTTCCGGAGCTTGTTGTGCCGCTTGCGGATGACCACGGCAGAGCAGTCCGCCTCGCTGACGATCTTATACACGACCTCGATGGCAGCCTCTGAGGACTTGGTGCCCGCTCGGCCGGAGGTCAGGATCTTGTGGGTGTGTTCCTTATCGTTGAAGACTGGCCAGAACTTCCGGATGATGAGGTCACTGATGCGGGTCGTTTGTGTCATTGATGATTACCACCTTTCCGACCTGATCCGCGCCGTCATTGATCCGGGACTTCAGCAGCTGCACACGGGCCTTCTGTTCCTCGGTGGCTGCCTCCCAGTCATTGTGCAGCATCTCGTCGTACTGCTTGATCAGGCTCCGGAGCGTGTCCATCGCCCGGGCCTGGGCCTTCATAAAGTTGGCCTGCTTGTCCCAGGCCTGCTGCACTTCCCACTTCTCGCCCCAGGACTCGGCGCCGCTGCGGTCCTCGATCTTCTCGATGGTCTTGTCTTCGGCGTCCTTGACGTAGGCGATCTTCTGGGCCCGGAGGATGGCCGTGTAGGAGAAGCGGATCTGGTCCCAGAGCAGATCCAGCGGATCGGCGTCCTGGATCTCTCCGAAGATCTCCAGCGTCTCCTCCGGTAAATACTTGGAGTAGAAGCCGAACTTCTCGGCCCTCTTGTTGCCCTTTGGTGCGGCCCTGTTTCTGTTGCCGGGCTGGCCGCCTCGTTTGCGAGCGTTCGGTTTTTCAGGTTGCGAGCGCTCGCTATCCCATTTATATGTGCACTTCCATCGTCGGACAGTTCCCTCCGGGATGTCCAGCTTCCGTGCTATTTCAATTAGTTTGAGGCCCTGCTGGTAGAGTGCAAGGGCCTCGTCTACCTTCGAGTTCCTTGCCTTGGGCATGACCTCGCCGCCTCCTTATTCGGTGTTTTGTATAGAAAGAGAGCAGGCCACTGCCTGCTCTCACAATTCCACTCTACCAGTATAACACATTCTGGTTTGCAATGTTCGCCGACTCTCTAAAAGTCGTTCAGAAGCTCGTCCTCGGCCTCCTGGATGCGTTTCTCAGCGATCTCGAAGTATTGGTCGGACAGTTCCATCCCGATGAAGCTCCGGCCGGTTTTAACGGCTGCCACGCCGGTGCTGCCGGATCCCATGAAGGCGTCCAGGACAGTGCCGCCCGGGGGACAGATGGTCAGAAGACTCTCCAGCAGCTCCACGGGCTTCTCAGTCTGATGGAAGCGCTGCTTCGGCGCCACAATGGGGACGTGGTAGACGCCCGGCATGGCCTTGGTGCCTTTGGCTGCCTTCCAGTCAATAGGCAGGTCGCCGTTGGAGCACCAGACCACGAACTCGCAGTCGTTCCGGAAGCGTCCCGGCTGGTTTCTGCTGATGCCTTTGTCCCATACGACGACGCCCCTCCACACCCAGCCGGCCATCTGCACGGCGTCCGTCATCGCGGGGAGGTTTCTCCAGTCCACGAACATCTCCAGGATCCCCC